TCAGCAGAATATGGTGTTTCAACGAGTCCTTTCTTACCTCTTACCTCCCGAAGGTCTATCCACTCCCCTCCATCATAGGGAGGGGCAGGGGGGGGAGGGTCTTCTTATTCTTTATTATAATGAAATCCGTAGCGTTCCTGGAATAGCGCGTCGATATGGTCGGGCACTCGGTCCTCACGCTGCTGCATGAGTTCCAACTGACTGACATACGACTGAAGCAAACGGGCAAAGTCGGCATCAGGACTCTCAGAGCCCTCGATGTGGAACCGCTTCTGAGCGTATCGCAATTCGCACACAAGGCGGTGGTTATGCGTGAAGCGTTCATCATTGCCCCACACCAACAGCATGGCGCAGATGATGGCGCACGTCTCACGGCTCACGATGGGCAAGCCAACCTGTAAGGCTGACTCATACATCGCCCATCGCTCTTTGTATTCGGGAGTGTCCAGAATGCTATTCATCTTCGTCCTGTTTCCAATCGTGCTTGTCGAGGTCGTAAAGTTCTCCGATTTCGTCATTCTGAACGATGCCCTTGAAACCACGTCGGCGCAACTCATACACAATGTTGATCGTGTTGGCTTCTGCCAGGTTGCTCGTCGTGCTTGGCTCGTTCTCACGGATGAAGTTGTTCACTTTGGCACTCCATTCATTCTCCAGAGCGATGCGCCGCTGATGATAGCCTTGCAGCGATTGGCTCAGCTTGGCAATGTCCTTGCGTATCTCGTCAATCTGACGATACTTGCTGGCAATCTCTTCCTTGATTTCAGACTGTAGGGCAGCAATCTCGCGGATAGCTTCGCCCTTCTTGTTCTTTAACTCTCTAACCTGGTTGTCAAACTCACTTCTTGTCATAGTTCCTTTTATTTATAAATTTGGTTAATACTATGAGAGCGTCAGGCCGTTAGTGGTCTGCCGCTCTCGTGAAATTCGTTCAATTCGTGAAATTCGTAGTCGTCACTTGATTCTCTCGATTTCCTCCGTCACCGCCTTGCTGATGCCTATCATGGGAAAGTGTCTGGCGGTGTAGTTCTCAATCTGTGCGCCGCGTGAGGCTTGCCAGCCGGGGAGCATGGCGATGCCGTCGGCACGGGTCATGAGCAGGATGAGGTCGTAGGCGAGGATGACGGCATAGGTGAGCCGCTTGCCCAGCAGGGCGTTCATCAGTCGGTAGAGCCAGGGGAAGCGACAGGGCCACACGCGACAGGGGTTGATGCTGCCGTAGCCGTGCCGCCGAAGGATGGCCTCTGCGTCGCGGAACCGACGGCGGTACTCGCGCGGATCAATGCCCGTCATGGGGCCGGAGATGTAGATGCGTCGTTTCATACGTCAATAAGGATTATTCTGTTTGCCATTTTTCATGCGCTGCTTTTCGTCGCGGATAGCGTCGTTGAGCGTAGCCTTCAGCTCGCGCAGATGCTGGAAGGTCTCGGGTGGTGTGCGCGGACAGCCACGGACGAATGAGCGCAGGTTCGGGGTGGCGAAGCCGAACTCGGAGGCGTCGCAGATGTACTGCTGCCACTCCTCGTACTGCTCTTGGGTGACGTCGTTCAGCACGCAGTAGATGATGTCGTCCATGTTGATGGTGAGCATGCCGTCGCCGTAGTCGTACACGCCTCCCGTCTCGTCGCCTATCCAGTAGCCGTAGTGGGCGTCGAGTTCCCACATGCGGAGCAGTTCCACGAGGAAGCCGTTGCACGCCTGCTCCCATTGCTCTTTCAGTTGTCGCTTGATAGCGTCTTTTGCCTTTTTCATAATTTCGTGTAATTTCGTTTAATTCGTTGATTTGTCGTTTTTATGGGTTATAAAAAAAGAGAGGCATCCCGTCCGTGGAATGTCTCTCTTTCGATGGATGATGTCGGATGTCTATTGTCTTGGCACGATGCGGATGTCAGCGTCGAGCGCGTCGGCTATGGCTTGAAGGGTATCGAAACCCACCGAGTAACGGCCTTGCTCGATACGGCTGACGTGGTTACGCTGTAGTTCGGCTTTGTCGGCTACCTGCTGTTGCGTCATGCCCTTCTGTGTGCGCAGCGTGGCGATGTCGATGCCTATGCGCTGGCGTTCTTCTTCGTTCTTAATCATACGGGTGGCATTGCTTTGTTGTAGTGATTACTCCGCAGCCAGTCGGCCATTTCCCTCACCATTCGGGCGAGTGCCATTGCGTCGGGCTGCTCGATGTCTTCAAGGAAGGTGAACTTCTGCGTCTCGTTGAACTGATGCTCAGTGAATCGGCAGACGATGCCGTTTTCCTTGTCAGTGCAAACCCAGCCGTCGGGCTGGGCTTGTGAGCGTTGGATGATGAATCTTTCCATATATTAAAGGATGGTGATGTCGCGCTCGGCAATCTCGATGGGCTTACAGAACTTCCACTGAGCGTTAGCCGACTTGCGGTGGAACAGGTGCCACTCTACGAACATGTTACCGTCGATGCTCAGGTGCAAGCAGATATTCTCAGGCTCGCGCAGTTTGGGGTCGAAGGGAACAACCTCGCGGATGATTTCAACAGGAAGTGCGTCAGATGTGTACCAGAATGACTTACCGCTCAGGCTTTGGCTGTACTTCAAAGAATATTCGCGGCCATTGTAGCGAACTTTAAGAACTTCGGGGTTCTCGTGCTTAACTTTCCACGCCACTTCGTTACGGATGTCGTAGTTAGTACCGATGATGCCTAAACGTCCATGACCTCTCTGAAGGTTGTTAATCTGTGTCTTGGTTGCGGGCTGCTGTGGAAATGTTGTTGTTGTCATAATCTTTGGCCGTTTTTTACCAGCTGCCTCGGCTGGGGGTTAAATGTTATTGTTTAATGTTTACGTTGCAAAGGTAAGCATTTAATTTGAAAGTACCAAATATTACACAAGAAAAAGTATAATATTTGGTACTTTTTAACATTTCAGCCCCGTTTTTGCCTTATTTCGGGCGTTTTTTCAGCGGATTTCCGTCTTCACCTTTCAAGTTGAATGCCATTGCACCTGTTGTCTTTCCGCTGTCGAACTTCACGGAAACGTAACCCGTTGACTTGGTGATAACCTTTCCGATGGTTCCCCATCCGTGCTTAGAGTCATAGACACGCGAACCTGCCGCCACCTTTGTACTACTCTTCTTATATGTGGCTGAATAGGCCTCCCACTTCTGCTGCTTGGCTGCTTGCTTTCGTGCTGCCTCTTGTGCTACCTTCTGATGGAAACTCTTGCTATATCCTGCCGTCTTAGGTACGTGACCATGTTCAACAGCTGCTTTCGCTATGACATAGGCTTGCTTCTCGCTGATACCATAGGAATGATATAGACTATTCTTCGGTGCGCGTCCTGCTTCGGTCTGAGCCACTTGTGATGCAAAGCCATAGTCACCTTTCGCCACGTCTTCAACCATACCAGCAGCCTCGATGTTAGTCTGCTGATTGTAGTTGAACTTCAACGATTCGTAACTCTGGTTCAAGTCTTGCATCATAGTCTTGGCAACTATATTGACATCGCCATAGTCGGGGTCGAAGTTACCTCTGCGTGCACTTCCTCCACCTGCTGCGCCTCTTGTTCCGCCTGATCCTTTTGCCATATCTATTCAATTTTATCTTGTGAATAATCGTCTATTCGGCTGGCAAGCATCTCGTCGAGCGTCGGCAGTTCCTTCAGCGCGGGGTTCAGGTCGATGGCGTTCAGCTCTTGCCCGAAGAAGGCGATGCTCTGTTTCATCTTCTCGAACGACTTCGCCTTGTGGACGCACGACACGACGGGAGTGACATATACCAGTCTATTATCCCGACAAAATTGCTGCACGGGTTTACCGCCGCCGTAAACGACAAAGGTCAGCGGATTGCCGTCAGCCCATTGCCGTGCCATTTCCAACTCGAAAGCCGTCTGATTGATGCGGTCTTGGTAGCCACGGGTGCAATACGACGACCACCCACGCGGCACTCCGAGCATGTTCCCCTTGTAGTATTTCGGTGCCACGTTCAGGTCAACGAATACCTTGATGCCTTTCTCCTGACAGGCACGGGCAAGGAATCGCTTCTTGTAGATGTGCTGAAGCCCGAAGGCAATCGGTGTGTCGTTGAACAGCGAGAAGTTAGGCTCCACGATGTTCGCAGGGTTGTGCTGGAGAATGCGGTCGGGATGCTCGTAGATGGCACGGAATCGGTAGTCGTCCGTGTAGAAGTGTAGCGTCCCCGTGCCTTGCATGTCGTAAGTCCGTCGCTGTTCACCGAAGCACACGAAAGGAATCTGCACCGCCTTGGCTTGCATGTCCTCGCGTAGTGTCGGCCCCTCCAGTATGTTGTCCGATGGAAACAACTGGTCTTCAATCTCGGTCTGTTCAATGTATTGCATATATTTCCTTTCAATTTCTTTCAATTTCTTCAAATATTGGAAAGAATGGGAAATCTTGGGGGATTTTCCCATTCCCTATTCACTCACCCTCCCTTCCGCAAGGTCGAAACCGTAAAGTGCGTCGAGCAGGGCGTGAACGAGGTCTATCTTGTGCGTCGGCTGGGGGCCTCCCTTCACGATGCGTCTGAGGTCGCTGCTGCTCACCTCGGCGGCGCAATTCCCGAAGCACCACGGCCACAGGGGCGGCATCGGCACCGCCGT